GATTGCACAAAATTTTCTTCCCCAACACCCCAAAGTTTGTGCAAAATGTCAATAGACACAAAATATAGTGCCCACACCCCTTAGGGTAGGGGAGTGGGCACTAAATAGGAACTATTACAAGATATCAAAGCATATCAAATGTAATTTCACAGTTGATTTGTTTACCTGTTGGTACAGCGGCATTGATGATAACACTTGCGGTAGTGTTATCATAGTATGCACCCACTAGTGCGTTGTCGGTAGAATTATACAGATAAAAATCTCTGTAAACGTTACCGGGGAGATCTGCAAAAGGTATATCACCAAACGCGGGCGCAACAGAAAATTTTGTGCCTTTAGGAACATTGGCGGTGAAATAGCCGTGAATTGCAATATGCAAATGCCTGCCATCAAAAGACGCATAACTTGCCTCAGTCCTGTTCGTAAAGTTGTTTGCTGTAAGCTTTGTAATGTTGTTGATCTTAGCTGTCGTGATGCTGCGGCAAGTATTCCGGCCAAGGGTCCAGGCGCTGATCTGCTGTTCATATTCGGCATATTGGAGATCAATATTGCCACAATCGGGTGATACATAAATGCCTACACGCTGACATTTCACCTCATTTTTGTTTGTAGCAATGATCGTGCCCCTAATATTGTAGGAACCTCCCAGTATTTGGATACCAATATTATTTGCCTCGGTTCCTACAGGAACCTTAAATCCATTTGCATCGAGCAGCAGTCCGGAAAACATGATGCTGTTACTTGTTTGTTCGACGACTACTCCGTTAGCGTAGCTCTCCTGTACCTCGGTGTTACAAAATAGTTCACGTTTTGCGTTATACAAATGTAGGGCGATTGACCCCGTAATGGTGTGTGAAGCATCATAAGATGCACGCCATCCGTTCATCTTAATTGCCAAGTTACACCATTTGTTCGCCTCAGTTTCGCACAAAACGCCATTATAGCAAAAAGTCACTACAATATTACATAATTCCGAATCAGAAAATTTTGCGTCGATTCCCAAATCGCAGGTATCCACAAAAGCGTTGATAATGGATACATATGCAATATACAAGCTCGAATTGATGCCAATGGACCACCCAGAGACGATAATGTCCCTGATAACACTATTGCGGCACTCCAGTGCATAGGAATCACCCTTGATCTTACGATATTCTTTGTGATTTTGGTTTGCCGTGTCCATCCATGTTTTGTTACGGATATAAATGCCACTTCCTGCCCCGTTGACGGCCCCTACTCCATAAAGCGCCAGCGATTCGATACGAATCACAAAATAAATGTCATCGTATGTATTGGGGGCCTTGTACTCGAGGTCGTAAATAATTCCATCGCTGGCCGAAATCCAAATAAGTGCCGTGTCCCGCATGTTTTCGCCCACGATGCCGCACCCTCTGCGCAGATGTACCGCAGATGCCATATAGTAAGTGCCGCTCGGGAAAAATACTGTTTTTCCGTCATCAAGCAACGCCTGCAAAATTGAAACATTATGTGCTGCTGCGCTCTGATCGTTTGCTTTAATACCTGCTCCCAGTGCCGACACATATGTCTGCATTTGATTGATGCTATTTTGCAGCTGGGTGTCGGCATCCTTCCGGGCCTGTTTCTCGGCGTCGATGGCTGTCTGAAGGTTGCTGTCGGCATCCTCCCGGGCCTGGTTCTCGGTGTCGATGGCTGTCTGAAGGTTGCTGTCGGCATCCTTCCGGGCCTGTGTCTCGGTGTCGATGGCTGTCTGAAGGTTGCTGTCGGCATCCTCCCGGGCCTGTTTCTCGGAGCTTAGGCCCTCATTAAATGCGGTAATAAGGTAATGCAAGACTTCATTTGTGGAGCTGCTCACGCAATTGGATCCGGGCACATAGGCGTCACCGGCAATCATTGCTCTAGTGACACGTACCAGCGCCCCGTTGACCCACACAAGATCGTTGACAGCTCTTGCAGCTGTAGCGGTGGGGCTGTGGCCCTCATTGTTGGGAGTGATGGCCTTTTTCACATCGGCCCAGAGCTCATCGAAATTGCCAATTTTTGTCCAAAATTCGGTACGGTCCAGAGAAACACCGGAGGGCACCGGCTGTACGGAAAGGTATGCGTTGCCGTAGCTATCCACAACAACGGTGTTAGCCTCGTACTGGCTGGTTATGTCCCATTGAACGGGGTTTGCATATTTGATCGTGGCCAGACTGACGAAATTAGTCAATTTGGTGTTGAATTCGTTCAAAACCTCAATAATCCAATCAAGATTGAGATCATGAAAATTGGTGTAGGGGGCTCTATGAATAGGATTAATACTCATAATCACATCTCCTTAATATACCAGCAAACAAAAGTTTAACCGGATGTCCGTAACGATTTTATGAACTGCATTTTCCATTGCGATGGTCAACTCTTTGGTAATAAGGTCTTGCGGGTCCCGCCCCGCCCGGCCCTTCTCGGTCACGGTGTTATTATAGCCGTCGTGTGACTCCGAAGTGCTGTTATCGGTGGATGTCTGATCGGTGGTGGTAGTGTCTGTGCCGCTGCTGGTAATGGTGTTCCCAGTACCGAGGGCCGTTGTGCTCCTCTCCGCGGTTTGCAAGGTCCCACTGTCGAACCCCGTAACATCCCTCGTAGTGCTGTCACTGCCTGTATTCTGGCCGGTCGTGGTTAAGTTGGGTGTTCGTGTAGTTGTGCCGGTTGTGCTAGTTGTGCGGTTATTAGTGCCGGAGATAGTCTCGGTATGGTCGGCGGCTCTGGTTCGGTCATCCGTTGCCAATACATCATAGTCAAGACCCAGGGCCGTTGCGTACCGGGTCCAGCTTGGGAGCATGGTTTCAGAATAGACGCCCAGCGCCCGGCGCATTGTCGGGCCGTCCGCATACAGCACCTCTAATTCCAGCGTATCAAACAGTAATTGATTGCAAACGGCCTCTTTAGATACACTGTCAGGGACCTTCAAGTCGTCGAACAGCTCCGGGTATCCCGTCAGCAACCCGTTAAAGCTTAAAGTTGCGTTCATCGTTGTTCACCCCCTGCGTATTAGTATCGGGCGGAAAACGCCAGTCAACCCACAAAGTAGACTTATCAATTCCAAAGAGCTTGTGCACCCTCTCACAACCCCGCTGCAAGCTGTCCAACCAGAGCGACGCTTTGGCAGCTGTTTCTACGTTGTTAGAGTTGACTTCATCGGTGACCATCCGTTCTTTCTTGCTGGTATTAGTGTTCGGAATGCCCACTTCCGTGTCAAACAGCGCTTTAATGGTTTTAAGGGCGGTCAGCAGCTCGTTGGTGATGAAGTTCCCTTTGAGGTTTGCCGAGAAACACATCCATGGCGCTTGCCCGGATGCCCCATTCTTGGGCGCTTTGAGCAAAGATGCATCAACAAAAACGGCGGGGTCACCCTGCATAATCGCGTCAAACATCTTTTTAAAAGATTCTGCACCCGCTTTGTTGCCTGCCGCAAACACGTAGGCAAGGCGGCTATTGATTAAATTGCTCTGGATGGTCTGGGCGGCAAGGGCCATCATGTCCCCATAATAGGCCACAATATCCACCATGCCCCGGTAATCGGGCTGCAAATTGATGATCTCGCATTGCTTGCCGATCTGCAAATACGGGGACCCCTTAATAAAAGGGTTTGCAATAATGGAGTGCGTGGGATTGTAGAAAATGTTAATGCCGGTTAGGCCCATTCGGTCATACACGAGGCCGTAACGGTCAGTATTGAACACTGTAACACCGCCGGAACCAAAAACAAGATACTGCAAGCGGTTACTGGGCCATGTTTCGGGCAAGGTCCACCGTACCATGGACACGGCCTCAAGGAACAGATATTTACGGAAGTAATAGGAGAGGCTGGTACCCTTGGTGTGCATCACGGATGGAGTCACTGGGGACACATGGGCGTTAATCTGCTCGTAGCTATAGGGGGCACTCACAATAGACGGCCCCCTTTCGCCATTTTAAATAGCAACCATACCGGCAATTTGCCAGTAGGCCACGGTCCCGGCCCCGGGTCAGGTCCCGGCCCCGGCCCGGGACCCGGCCCAGGGTCAGGACCTCCGCCGGAGTCCCACTCAACATCCCATGTTCCAACCTGATTCGGGATTTTGATAATGCTAGACGGGTCCATCAGGTTTCCGGCTGCATCGGCATACTCCCAATGTGTATGAATGCCCGTGACATAGCCGGTTTGTCCCTGTGTGCCGATGAACTGCCCCTTGGAAATAGTGTCACCCACGTTCCAAATCTGCGAGGCAAAGTGAGCGGCCCGCCATGTCGTGCCGTCGGCCATTCGCACTTTAATCATGTTGCCCCACGACTGATCGCCCGAGGTGCTGCCGTTCCAATGCTGGGCCACAACCACGACACCGGCCTCGGGCGCATAGGCTTTGTGGTTGCCGTGGACTGTGTCAATGCCCCGGTGAGGGCTGCCGTCAGAGTATGCAGGATAACCGGCGGTCACTCTGATCGGTGACACGTCAGTGATACACTGTTTGTATACTGCCATAGTTTACGCCTCCTATTCTAGAAAGAATCCATTTTTCATATAGCTTTTAACGCTGGCAATCTCGGCGGCTGTTGCGGGCAGTGCAATATCGGGGTCATCTACCATAATGAAACCCGGGATGCTGAACAGCTGCACCCGCTGACACAGTGGCCGTCCGTGGTGCTCATTATTGTCGTCAACCAGATCATAAAAGGCCCCTGTCAAATATGGTGTGATGCCATATTTGGCGACGCTGGCCCCTCCTCCTTTTGATTGACTCGAAACGGTCATTTGCTGGGCACCAGAGGTAATACCGTTTATAATATCACCACCGCCAAAAAAGGACTCAACACCGCTGGCAATAGCACCGACGGCTGTTTGAACCAGTCCGCCGATACTTGCCAATTCATTTACATTGGTTGCGATCTGCGCCAGCTGCACAGGCACCGAGATGTTGCCCGACGTAGAGAAGAAAATAGTGTTGAAATCTTTATTAAATGACAAGTCCAGTATTGCATCGCCGGTGCGGTAATCGACAGTTAATCTACAATACAACGTGCTTTGTAATACAAACAGGTTGGCATTTAATTTAATCTCCCCAAATGGAGGGCAATACAACGTGTACTCGGAATAGGGAGCCCCGTCTGTATAAACGCCCCTTGTAATGTGCTGCGGATGATGGGGGGTGGATATGCTGAACGTGAAAACTTGTTTGTCATTCTGACTCTGGATAACGTAGGCGTTACCGATATTTTGCATTTTCCACCACCCAACGGGAATCTCATTGACGGGTGAACCGATTGCCGTATTGCCGCAGGGTATCCAAAACGCCTTTACAATATACTGAATAGGGTTAAACAGCGCTTTAGTTAAGTTGCTGCTGATTTCGTCCGCGCTGATATTCAAATAATCAGTATTTTGCAAAAGAGCTGCCATGAGCTTTTGAAATGTTGTTCCGCTCATTGCAAGATAGATTGCACCACCAAAAGATACATACCCGGGTGCATTGACCACCACAACGAAGAATCCTTGCCTGCCATTTTCCGGGTTGTCAGTAAACGGCGTAGAACTTGCATAGTTGGTTCTGGTGGTAATCGTTGCTTTGGTGGGATATAAATTATCTACGATTTTAGGGTCGTTCTTTGCGGACGACCTGACCACATACTCGGTAGAATAACCGATCTGTTCACGATAGCTCGCCAGCGTGTCAACGGTCAGCGAGGCATTCCAGAGCCCGTCGGCATATGTCCAGTTCTTAATCCAGTAATACCGGCTGAACGTGGGAAGGTAACAATAATTGTATCCGGTGGGGTCACTCTGTGTAGCAATCTTGATCTCGGGGTCAATGATATTACATGGGGCTTTAAGGTCAATTCCGAACTCCTGCCCACCGCTGGGCCGTTTTGTGCTGTTTGTGCGCTTTGCAAACTGGTAAAATATAGCTTGCATTTTGCACCTCCTATAAAATAACCGGCGGGCATATGCCCGCCGGTGCCGGTCAGGACTTAGAGGGGTCTGCGTCCTTGTGCGTGGTGGTTTCAAGGGTAGAGGCTCTGGCCGCTTTGCCCGTGCTGGGTGCGGTGACGTCACCGGCGGTCATCAGGAACAGAACGGCATTCTCGGTAAAGTCATCGTACCACGACCAACCGTAGTGATACCAGAAGTTCGTATACAGGCCGCGTGCGTTCATGGGCGTAGGAACCACGCGGGACAGCTTCGGAGTGTAACCGATTGCATCCCAGTCCAGCAGACACCCGAACACATTGGACAGCTGCACCGCAGTATGCTTGGTTGCCACACCGGCGTCGCTGGTTACGACAGGCGTTGCAGAAATGGTTTCGCGTTTGTCGATGTATTGCCAGAACGTGACCTGCTCGGCGTCGCGGTATTTCAGCATGCTATCATGGAAAACCTCGGGAATCACGCGGGCGTCGATCTGGCTCTGCGTGCCGCTGTACAGATAGAGGTGCTGCCGGTCATACGGAGTGTGTCGCATGATGTTGTACGTCGTGCCGTCGATCACCCAGTTCTGGTGCCAGTTGATGGACCGCTCTTTCATCAGGCGGGAAATATCGTTAATACGGCCATAGGCGTACTTTGCGAATCCAGGGAAGTTCGCTTCCTTGTACACGTCCTGCACCTTCAGTGTGGTGCCCTGCTGGGCGTTGTACTCATCGAGAAGATAGATAACGCTATGGGGGCTGGTCACCGTCATGCCGGTCAGATGGTTGGCCATCAGGTTGTTGGCGAGGTTGCGCCGATCGGCCTCGATCTGGTTCGACAGGTGCAGCACAAAGGACGACCAGAACTGCGCCAGTTCCTCGGGGCCCTTGAATGCCGCCTCCATCTGGGTGTCTGTCTGGGTATACACGCGGCTGTAGTTGGTCTGCCCATAGTAGTTTGTCTGGAGGACTCTGGGCTTGTGAACTTCGTACATGTCCACGCTTTGGCCGTCCGTCAGCTCCCACGCCTTATCGGTGACGGGGGCAGTGTCGCAAAAATTGATCTTCCGCACATGGTTCGACCAGTCGTCGCCTGTCACCTGCAAGCGCTTCAGCGGGGCATCGTAGGGGCGGACGGCAAAAATGGTACGTCCCAGAACCTGACTGATCGCTTTGGTGAAGTTGTCGCGGCCTGCCAGCAGCGTGAGTTGCGCGACGGAAACGAAACTAGACGTATCCACGATGGGAGACGTCGGTGTCTGGCCCGTGGCCACTTTGTTGATCTCCGTCAGAATTGTGGCAATGTCCGCAAAATCCATACCAAGAGGCATGTTACTTCACCTCCTTCCCATAGGTGGGGTCGATAATTCGGGCCGTTACAGTGGCAGCATCGGCCGTCGGCTGCTGCTGGATGCCGAGCCCCAGCGCGTTCGCTTGCAACGTCTGGGTCATGGTCTGCATTGCCTGTGCGGTAGTCTGCTGACCCTGCAAAAGCTGCTGCAGCAGGGTCTCAAGGCCTTCGTACTGCGGGACGGGCTGCGGCGCGGGCTGCGGGACGGGCTGCGGCGCGGGCTGCGGCGCGGGCTGCGGCTTCTCCATAGCTTCAATCTCTGCTTTGGTGTATCCGGCCATTGCGAGGGCCGCTTTTTCACTGATTTTCAACTTTAATCGCCTCCATTACAACGTATGTGGCATGTGCCAAGCATTCAACTACCTGGTCTTTGTCTCCTTTTGTTACGGGACCCACTGCGCAACACTGCCGCGTGCGGGAATTGTCGGCCCAGTCACTATAATAGCCGACACCCAAACGAGCGCTCAAATCAGCCAGCAGAAACGCGCGTTCGTTTGTGATCGACTGGGCGAGAATGATATAGCACCCCATAAGTCAGCTCTCCTTCTTGATATCGTCCAGAGCAAGCCTCATTTCGGTAATAGCAGCCGTGTTCTCCTTAACGACAGTATTACACTGATACCACATCAGCAGAAACGCGGCAATCGGGAATCCCACGTTAGAAATAGTCTGAATCACAGTATTAGCGTCCATTTTGTGCACCTCCTTACAGATACATATACAAGTAAATCCCCGGTTCATGCGCTGGCTAACGCTTGCCCACCCCTTCTGGGGGCTGCCTAGGGCACCGGGGATTATCTTTATTATACGTTTCTCTTTAAAAAAAGTCAAGTACCGCAGTACTCGCGAAAGAAAATTTCATCCGAATAGCGCTCAAATTCTATCTGCCGCTGCAAGTAAGCGGGCCAGATGTACCCATATGAGGCCCTGAATCGCTTTCGCTCATATTCTCCGGTGCCATACATGGGCATATCACCCGACCGGTGCCGACACACATAGTACAGTGGTTTGCTTTTGTGCTCATAAATGCAACAGCGCCCAATCTGAACAAGCGGATTATATTCACGTAAGGGCCGAGACACCACTAGACTTTTCTCTTCGGCGCTGTATTGGTTTTCAATAGCAGACCTGTAAAAGTCCGTTCCGGTCATTGACCTATAAAGAGCTGTATTTGCTTTCTTTTTTGCAATAGGGCTGTCCACGAGATCAATCAAGAGGATGCCTTTATCTGCCAACAGCTTGACGCGCTCTTTCTTGCCTATCATCTTTTCAACAATGTCGGTAATCTCCCACTGCATATAATAGGGGTTGGCCATGCCGACGGCATTGGACATACACAACAACGTCAAGGGCTTCTTCCCTTGCAACTCGCGGTTACGGTTGACCGTCTCATAGATATTAGCAAGGCCCACGCCCTCCCCGCGCCGATAATAGTCCGACTCTTCTTTTTGGTACTCGTCCAAAATGATGATGTTAGTGCGGGGACTTGAAAAACCACGGGTTCGGGCCAGGGTGACGACGCTCCCCACAACTCCGGCCATCTGCGCAGGCTTAATGGGTGCCCCTGTATCAGTGTAGGCCCCTGCGTTGCCCACTTCATATAGACCCGCAATTTTAGGCAATTTAAAAGGGGCGTAATGGGTTTGCAAATCATCATTCAACGTAGACCACGGCCACATACTAGGCGACGCGCAGATTAGTTCCGCTTGCTGCGGCGTGCGGCGCAGATATAAAAAATCGTCCCCGGTCTGGTGCACATGCTTTAGCGCTCCATAGGTCTTGCCAGTACCACGCCCGCCCCATATAAAAATGATCGGGGCCCCGGTGGAAAGAATGCCGTCTTTTTCGGAGAAATTTGGCCATCCGTCGTCAGTATAAAGTTTAATCATCAGATAACCTCCATAATCTTGTACCCTAGTATCTTTGCGTATTCGTCAGTAATACCCAACGTATAGGTATTATCACAAATACACAGATTTCTTGTTATGTGCACAGTGTGCCCGTCAACCACAAAATCGGGCACATTGGGGCGGTCATTATAAATAACCTGATTTCCTGCCGCCAAACAAAACGTAAACCCGGGCTTAAATACCTCAAAACCACCCCACAGGGCTAGCTCTAAACCGCCTTTACGCTTGCTGACTCCTGCTATAGTGGTAGTGATCGGCCCGCCTTTTTTATAAGTAGTCGCGTATTTTTTAGCGCCCCACGTCATAAACTCCGCATAGCTGCGCTCCTGCTCATACACGCCCATATAATGAGTATTGCCTTTTGGGTCAGTGGCACCAGCGCCGTTATCTTTTGCAAGTTGTTTAACTGCTTTGTTAAAGTCCGACAGATCAATACTACCCATATATTTGACGCTGTCTGTGTCACAGTAAACGCCATTCTTGCCGGCGGCCCACTGCGCTATTTTTAGGCGCTTGCGAGTGTGGGCAGTAGTCCATACGCCCCATTGGTAGGGCAGGAACAAATGGGGGCAGTGGTCGTTATAGCTGCCCTCTGGGTCATCGGTGCATTCGCTCCAGAGATTGTTGGGGTCGTCCTCGTCAAAAAGTGTGTCCAGCTGCAAGGGGTCTTGCGCGGTCATTCCGTAGTAGCTGTTAAGATCGCCCTTGGCCTTGACATAATACAAATCTTGACCGGGAACCCCTTTAAGGGATGTTTTGCCAGTGTAGCTCTCTTTAACGCAATCCGTCAAGGGTTTAGGCAATTTGCCATAATCGGACGTGTAAAGGTCCAAGACGTTGAGAGCGTCCCAATCATACTCTTTGGCAATGATTCTGAAATCTATATCTGTTATGGTGATCTCTAAATGGTCAGCAGACAACAGACGGCCATTGTCGTTAATGTATCCTTCACAGTGCCTGACCTTTGCAAGGGGGATATATGGGAACCCCCACCACTTAAAGTGCTGTCGCAGCCCTTTCACTTGTAAGCGCATTAGGCAAGCTTTGCCGTGCCGCATACATTGCATTAACCGTTCTACAGTAGCCGGTTCCTGCCTGAATGGTGTCATAGGAAAATAACATTCACATTGTACCGCAGGATAGGCGCTAGACATATCCACAGAACCAACGTTTTCCAGATGGAGCCCCACATAATAGCGGTTGGCGTGGGTGTCACCGCCTCGGAATGCTTCCCGCAGCATTTGATACAATTCCCACGACGGCAGTAGACGCTTGACCCGTTTAATGCCCCATTTGTACATCGCTTCACGTGCCATTCGTCGGACGTACCCGGTGCGCGTTAATGGTAACGTGTAGAGGTCGTCACCGTCTCGCTTCATCTCAATTAGCAGGCACTCTACAATACACCGAACGTCATTGATACAATACGCTAATTCTGTAGATGTCAGGGGAGTCCAGGGGTATCGTATTTTTGAATAGTCAAGAGCACCCGTTAATTTAGCATGAGGGGCACCCAGCTGTTTGCCCCAAGCATCAAGGGATAAATTACTGTGACGCATACTGCATCTGTACTCTATAGCGCGGTTGTCGCATTTTAAGACCCTGCGGGGTTTACTGGCAAATACATCACCCGGGCAGAACTCCATAACGCCCGACAGATATTGGAATTCATGGGCAAGATTATGAACGTACATACACAAAAACCAGTCACCCTGTGGGCCGCTGTTTGCTTGCAGGTAATCGCTAATTGTGTTTGTAAAATTTAACCATTCACCCCATGTTCTGCCAATAATGGTAATATCCAAACCCAGTTGACATTGCCAGATATACATAATGGTGTGGGGGTTGTCGTCTGCGTCAACACATACTCGGGAAGTCTCAATATCAAACGCGCAAGGCATATCCACATACAATCGTTTCTTGTTCGTTTTGCGCTTTTTTCCTTTTGTGTGCTTGCGGTCTAGGTGCTCCATTAGCCAGGGGACAGGGTTATAATTACAAGCCTCCACCAAAACCTCCGCGCAGGTCGGCAGAGCTGCTCCCCTCGCTATAGTCCCACTCTTTGCCATAATTGACCTCACCTTGCTGCCACTTTACAAAATCGTCGATACTGACGTTGTAGCCGCCTTTCTCGCGCCAGTACATGACCGGCTGATCGGACGGATAGTAGTACACACCCGACGCCTTTACGATCTCCCACCATTCAGACAGGGCCGTATACTGATCTTCGGGCACGTCGGCTACATCAATACCACCGACTTTCATTTTTAGCTCAAATTCCGCACGCGCACCACCCACGGTGGAACCTTTGGCGCGCACAAAACGCGCTGCATCCGCCAAGGCCTGCTCCAATGCTTTACGGTCTCCACGCATAGATTTTAGTGTTGGGAACCCTCCGGCAAATTCTTTATAAACGTCGCTGGTACCACTGATGGGGTCCCGCGACAAGCGTTTGATACGTTTCTGCGCAATATCACGCAGTCGCGTGTATTCTTTGTGCATCTGATTATCGGGCCAGGATTCCAAAGCATACGGGGTGTATAGCTCTGGACTGTATTTAAGGGTTGCACTTGCTTTAGCTGCGCCTACTGCCATGCTTCTTGCGCTCCTTCCTATTCATGATCATATAATACCAGTTGAGGGGGTCTGCTTCAATGCCGATGCCGTTAAAAATGATTTTTGCCCATTCAGATCGGAAAAAATCAACATCTTTGTTTGCGACTCCGCTGTATACAATGGCCGTGGCAAGATACATCATGGAGTCGTTGCAGTTTAGCAAGGTTAGTCGGTTATCTGTAATTTTCATGGGGCCTCCTATAATAAATAAGGCCGCCACATTTGCGGCGGCCTTTGGTTAGATTAAACCAGATTCAAAGACAAAACCTGCCCTTTTTTGGTGCTTATAAGAACAGGTTTGATCTTCACCGGCTCCGTCCACGTGTCAGGGGTTCCCAGCAGCGTGAACATACGCTTCAGAGACTGATACACGCCGACGGAAACGCAGGCGTACGACTGCCCGTCATCGGTAATGAGGACCACACGCGGGGCAATCGTCTTGCCCTCGGGAACGTCGTCCTTGCTGACCTCTACACACTCCACGGACACATGAACCAGCGACAAAACCTCGTTGACGTGCTCCTTAAGCTTGTTGGCGGGGTTGCTGGTTGCGTTGTAGAAGGCAACCGCGGCAGCACGGTCAGAAAGATTCATATCGGTATACCCAACGCCGGTATTCATCACATCGGATACCATCATAGTACCATTGTTTTCGGACTTCATCATTTCAGCAGACATAATATAAACTCCTTTCATTAGGTGCCCTGTCTTATCAATACCGGGCGGGCGGTCCCGGTAGACGGCCCGGAGGGCCGTTTCGACTTATTGAATGTACTTATTGTACAACTTTTGATAGACATTGCGCATGTGCTCGCGTACTTTGACAGCCCCTTGATACTCAAGATCAGCCGACAAACAAGAGCCCTTAAATACTGCAAGGTTACTTAATTCGGCATCGCAATGAATAAGCGCTTGCCGATAACCTTCCAACCATGCACGATTATATGCGGCTCTGGCTGCGTCCTTTGGGTCCTCGTACTCGCAGCACGTCAACGACCCGTCGGGGTGTATCTCGATGATAAATTTACGCATTTCCATTTGCGGAGTCTCCTTCCCGGATAATATTAATAGTCTTGGCAAGACTGACAAGTACCTGTAAACTGTCGATAATATCATTCTCGGTCAGTTTTTGCAGGTTCTCACCATCCAAAGTGATGTTATCATCGGTTAAAGTGATTTTAATAACGATTTCTTTTTTCATGTTATATAGTCTCCCTTCGTCTTAATGGATTATATATAGTATACCACAGACTATATTGTATATGTTGCTTTATACATTGCAAAAATTGCTATACTCCCCTACC